AGTGACGAGCTGACCGGGGTATACCAGCGAGTTGACTCCAGTAATTACACCCGCCGTAGAGCCGTTTGTGAGCGCGACAGCAGCCGTAAATTTACCAACCTCAGACATCGCACCACCGGGAAATGTCCCGTACAGCACAGGCGTGTTCACTGTGTTGTCGATGTTGGATAAATTGAGACCGGGGTGCGCAACAATCGTATCCGCTCCACCGTTGGAGTTGTAACCGATGTCGAATTGCCACAGGTTGTTTGCGTCTGTGGTGAAGCCTGATGTCATCGTGATTGGGTATGGGCCGCTCCCCACGCCGTCATCATTATCCGTAATCCAATACTGCATCCCAGCGTTGTAGCCAGAATACACATACGACAAGCCATTCAGCGAGCTGAGCGTCATGCCACGCGAGATGTTTGTGGCGTTCTGGAATATGCCTTTGTAGCCACCAATTTTACGAGGGCGACCACGCTGAAAGCGCATCCACGATCCATCAACAAAGCATGGCGCGTCGAAAAGCGTACCGTCGCGCTGGATACCAGCAGCGATCTTGAGCGAGATTACTTTTGCGCTCAAAATGTACCTCCACTGATTCCTGCGGGTACGGCAAGACCAGTTGACGATAATGTCATGGCGTTGCTACCAGAAAGTGAAAATGCAACTTGACCTGTGGCTGGGTGATACATACCTGTGTTTGTATCGCCAGTGAAGTTCAGTGGTGGCGCTGCAGCCGATCCAGATGCGAGCGTCAAATTACTTACCAGCGATCCGCCAGCGGCTGAGCTTGAGTTGTAGACGTTTGTTCCATCGCACACAACAGTCAGCGTCTGACCTTGCGGGACAATTACAGTCGACGCACCGACAGATGATGTTTTAAATGTCAGCGAGTATGAACCAGTCGTCTGGTTGTTCAGGTAATAAATTTGAACTGTTGACGGCAGTACGATAATCACGTTACCTGTCAGCGCACCAAAATATTCCTGCACGACGTTGGCATACTCGACCGCTGAGAGCGTGTATGTGCCTGTCGCGATTGTCTTGGCTAGTTGGGTATAGGCAAACGTGTTTGAACGCCCATACGCGAACGTGGAGTACCCGTTGACGCCATTGGATACGATCACCAGCGATTCGGTCAACTGAAGCTGCTGCGTAGCGTTTCCATCAATCGTATCTGTTCCGCTCGGAGTCAGCGTGACAATGCCCGATCCGCCATTGCGAACCATGACAAACCAACCATTGCCAACAACAGCAGATGATGGCAGCGTAACGACACCAACACCAGACGACCAAACCAAAAATTGCGCACGATATGTGGCGTTGAGAGTAATGTTTGAGTACAACGCGCTCTCAGCATATGTCTGGTTGAGCGTCGTGTTGATCGCCGTTAGACCATATCCTGCCAAGGTTGCGGAGTTTGCCGACGAAGTACCTGCACCAAACGTGACAGTAGACCAAATACCTGCATTTGTAGAGTTGTCCGTTAAATAAATGTATTGAGCAATACCAGAGGCAATCGATACGATTGTTCCGCCAGTGGCATTGGTGACTGTGAATGTGTTCGAGCCGATATTGCGAATCAGCACACTTTGACCAGTCGATACCTGAAGCGCAGATGGCATGATCAGGTTCAGGCTGGTGGTGGTCGCAGTGACTTCGATGATGGAGGCGACGACGCTTGAGGTGTTGCCGTTGACGGGCCACTGCAGCGTCGTGCTCGCCGATAACGTCAGCGACTCATACCCAACCTGCGATGGCGAGAGCGTCTGACCTGTAAATGGATTGACGTAAGTTGTCATAATTTCCTCTTAACTATCCACAGCCACGGCTGAGCGGTCGCCCACGCGAGTCACGTCCTCAGCCTTGAGCGCCTGCATCGCCATGTCGTATTTCTGCTGGAAAATCTGCCGCGCATCATCTTTCAGGTAGATCACCGCTTGAAGAAGTGTTCCAAAAAGCATCGCGTTTGGAGCATTATTTGTGATCCAATTTGTTTGATTTTCTGAAGACAAGGGTTGAAGACGTTCATAATAAAGTACCTCAAAGGTGTACGCTTGATCGGGCGTGGGAGAGACTATCCAGTGATCGTAGTCATAATCGCCGTAATACAATGGCAACCCTGTCGCGCCTGAGCTGTTGTAAAACTCAAGATATTCGTACTTGCGCAAAAAAAGCGGGGTCTTCACGCCGCTTGCAGTTACATTCATCGACACCGTCTTGCGCCAGCGAGCAGGCTTTTGCAGGATCGGATTGCTTGGGCTCATTGTCGCTGTAACGACTTGAATCTGTCCGAGCGTTTTGATCTGCTGGGCGATCTCAAACTCAGCGAGGGTAATAAATGTGGGGATTTGGTCGACAACAGACGCATCACTACGTTCGAGATACTGCTCGACCGACGTGATCAAATTGTCATAGGTGAGGGTGAATGATGTCGTCATGTTTGCGATTCCAAAAAAGGCGGATTCCGTTTGTTACAAACAGACACCATCCAATTTTACCCCTTATCCTTGTTTATTGAAATAGTCAATTAGCTTTTGATATTTCAGCTTTCGGTCGTCAATCCCGTTTAATCCGCCATTAATCCTGCGGGTCATGCCTTCTACATCACTGGCATCTGCCAGCGCATTTAACCGATGAGTAGACCAAAACCAACCAGCAGATAGAGCAGCAACATCGGGGGACTCAACAATCTCAGGATGAGATACAGTGTCAAGCCCACAAGCATTACCAAATGCAGTGTAATTATCCTTGCCCGTGAGTTGAATAAGACCTCTCCCACGGTATTTAAAACCTTCTCCCGAAGCTTCATCGCCATTTCCATTTTTATCACAGTATGCTCTGTTCGCAATTTTTTCTGGCTTCATTGCGTAAGCTTGCGCTAGTTCAATCGTAAAGCGTTTGGGCCAAAAACGTAACAACATATCTGCGCGGTAATTCAGGCTCTCAACTACAAGCTTAAGACCGCCTGACTCATGCCCAATTTGAGACAAGAATCCAGCAATACGCTCAGGCGTGTTGATTTCAAATTTCTCGCATGTGACGTTCAATGCATCAACCCACTTGTCTGCCGTAGCTGCATCGCATACATGCCCATCGATCAATAACTCTTTACTTATTAGCATTGTCTTTTCCAATCTTGATTCCAGCTATTGTTCCAACGAAAGCACCAATAATCGTATTAAATGCTGGTGTAATCATTTTAAATATTTCAGCATTGTCTACAATCGGATCAAACAAACCAGCCAAAACAACACCAACTGTAGCAACAACAACAACAGAAAGCGTAATGCAACACACCATTGTTATACGATCACCTACATTCATTTTGTTGCAACTCCTTTGATTTTATCCAGAGAGCGCAATCCACCCATGCCTAACATCCCCAGCAAGACTTGCATGGTCAAAGTAGTATCAATGGCAGGGAATGCGCCTGTATAGCCTACAAGGGTCGCTATGAGGCGTGCAATGGGCTCTATGATGCTGACATATGCCAGACCTAAACCGCACACCCAGCCAGCAAATGGACGCCAGCCTGCCACAAATATGGAGTCGGATGCCGCTTCGACCTTATTGATGTCCATCTGCCCAGTAATTGCGGCGAGGTCACCATCCTGTTGCATTTTGAGTAATGCGAGCTGTGCTGCATCTCGTTGTGCGGGGTCAGGAAAAATACGAGTGATTATCGTATTGCCGATGTCTAACAGTGCGCTTACTGGGTCGAGTGCCATTATCTGTCTGCCTTGTTGTCGAGCTTGTCATAGACCTTGTCTATAAGCTGCTCGATTCTGTCAAACCTCGTATTGATCTCTGACTTCAGTGTTGCAAGATCAGATTTTTTTACATAGTTATCAGAAATAGATAGCTCAAGCCTGCACTGATCAGCTTGCAATGTTTTGACAGCATCCCACATCTGTCGGGCAAACCATCCGAGTACACTTAAAAGTGCTCCCAGCCCTAAATTTATGACATGCTGCCAGTCCATATTCACCTCAGAAGTTTTTCAATGTTTTTGCAAGGCGAGCGCGTTTCCCTTCGACATCGGGCTTCTTTGCTGCTGCGTTTAATTTCTTTGCAGGAATCTTTTTGCCCTCTGGGACGCCAAGTTCACGATGTAAAGCCCCTTTGTGTTTTATTGCACCAGCAATCCAATTTTTATTTGTTGCCATTTTGAACCTCTACCACGGGATTTGCGGATTCAACCACAGCAGGAGCAGGATCAGCAGGAACAGCTTCAGCTTGTTGTTCCACAGAAGCTTCAACAACGGGTGAAATAGCATCAGCAGCAACACTAGCGGTAACATCAGGAATATTAACGGCAACAACAGGAGAATTGTTATCGGTTGCAGGAGTGAATGTAGATGCTTGTTGGGCATTGACAGCTCCGGGAAGAGTGACGATAGGTGCGCCGGGTTCTACATATTTTGTATGTAGCCAATCAATAAACTTATGAATTTCAGTCGCAACTTCTGTTTCATAATTAGCCAAATGCTCACGAATCTCTTTTAAGAATTGCATGACTTACTCCTTTGGTTGTTCAGGTTCAGAGAGCTTTGCCGCCTCAGATTGAATAGCATTAATCAGTTGAGCCACTTCAGCGAAAGGCTTTGTGCCGAGGTAACCGAGGATTGCGTTGATAAGGTCGATTGATAAATGCATGTTATGTCCTTGTTAAAAAGTTATCCAACTTGATCCGTTGTAATACTCCATAGCAACTATGGTTGTATTAAAACGCATCATACCCGCAGTAGGAGACGCAGGACGTTGTGCCGTTGTTCCCGATGGATACTGAAGATAGTCTACGTTTTGAATTTCAAGAGCCATGATTTACGCCGTGTAAGAACCTGAAGCGTTAAATTGCAAAATGGTATTTGCACCTGATGTTGTAATAACTGGTGATCCTGTGTAAGTGCCTGTATAGCGCAAAGTAGGGATAGAAAGAATTACAACACCTGAACCACCTGCGCCACCGGGGTTAGAGGCTACGTCCGCACCACCACCACCGCCTCCTCCTGTGTTAGCTGTGCCAGCGGTTCCAGTGCCTGTTCCAGAACCAGCACCACCACCGCCTGCGCCGCCAGCACCGCCTGTTGTAAATGCGCCGCCACCGCCACCGCCTGCATACGTTACAGATGATCCAGTAATGGATGAGGCAGTTCCTGCACCCCCTGCCCCACCGATGTAAGTTCCAGCAGCAGGATTACCTACCGCACCTGCGCCGCCGCCACCACCACCCGCTGCGTTTGCTCCACCTTGACCGCCAGTATTACCTTGAATATTAGTTGCACCATAACCTGCGGCTGTTCCACTTGACCCACTACCACCACCAGACGCACCGTAAGAACCTGCCGCACTATTATTCCCACCAGCACCACCACCAATGACAACAAAATTTGACGTAAATGATGAGTTTGACCCATTTGCTGAAGAAGCCGCACCGCCTGCGCCAACAGTAACTGCATAAGTTGTTCCAACCAACAAAGCCAAAGAAGATATTGCAAAAAAGCCGCCTGCGCCACCACCTCCTGAACCACCATTGCCAGCCGCCGCACCACCCGCACCACCGCCGCCACCACCACCGACAATTAAAGCGGAAATAGCATAACTACCCGGAGCTAACC